GGCAACCCCTCCCGGCCCGATAGCTTTATTTTTCCGATCCTCGGTGGGCAGGAGGATGCGATGCGGCGGAAGCATAAAACGATGTATTTCACCCGTGCGATCAATCGTCGCATGAAAGAGATAGGCGAAAGGCTGGGTATTGGCAATATCTCGACCTATACTGCCAGGCATTCGTTCGCTACGGTGTTGAAGCGGGCAGGAACCAATATTGCCTATATCTCGGAATCGCTGGGGCACCAAGATCTCAAGACGACCGAAAATTACCTTGCCAGCTTCGAGAGGGAGGAACGGCAGAAGAATGCGGAATTATTAACTAAATTTTAGGGATATGGGTCGGTATAAATTTGATAAATTCTTAATGAGGTTTTCGAAAGATGCGCAAAATGCTATTATAAAAGACCTTGTAGAGTGTTGTGACATATGCGCGGACGACTACGACTGGAATATAATAGACATCCGCATAAAGAAAGCGGATAAAGAGCAACGGCATAGGTTTGCTGACACAATAGCAAAGCTAACGGAGTATGATAAAAACGAACTCGGGTCATCTTATGAATATCTCGCAAATGGAGAACTCGATATTTGTATAAGTGCAGCATATTTTGCTCGTATAACAGGACGAAATAGAAAAACCGTAACAGATTGGATTAATAAAGGATTTATTGTGACTGTTGCCAATTCAATGGGGTTGCGCCGATTGGGTCAGCCCAAATTTGATATAATGGTAAGAAAAACCATAGAAAGGCTGAAAGAAATGTAATTTTTTTTGTGGGGCATTGTGCGTTTTTACTGGACAGCTTTTTTTATTTGTCTGTATTTGTCATTTTGTTGTGTAGTATAATTTGCGACATACTGGACAACTATTTTGCATAGCTTTTCACCTGTCCTCCAAATGGGTAGTATTTACGATCCAATT